CCAGATAAGTATTACGTCTCTTATCCGTGGAGCGTAATAGATCCAGAGATTGTCAGGCCCCATAGAAAAAAAATTTCAAGCAATAACAATTTTTCTTTTTCTCATAAAGGAAAGACTGTTAGAGATGGTTTGATGACTTCTTTTTCTTTCGGATCGGATGATTATAAGAAAGCAATAAAGACGTTCAGGTCACTGTCCTGTAACGAGTATTTCAAAAGAGAGGAGCACTCAAGTATCAAATTTGATTTTTCCCTTGACAAAGTTTTTGAATCTGTTATAATGGATACCGTAGTCGAGATTGATGAGTTTTACGAAATTGACAGTTGGGATAAATACAGAAGCTACATGTCAACAGAACATAGGTTGATCAAGCCGGACTTTATTTATCCTAAATACTGGCACGGAATAGGAGAGAAAGATGACCCTTTCGGAGAAATATGATACCATACCCCACCCTGTGAAGAGAGCAGCAGGGTTTAAAGAGTTTTTTACTTTACTGACACCAGAACAACAAGAGTTGATTCAGTATGTTGTTGAGGCGAACCCCAGTCTTGAAGAACATCTCAAAGGTATTGACAGTTCGTTACAAGTGCTTCGCGACGACTTGGAGCACATCATGGACTCGGTTTGCAAACTAACAAAAGGAAACAATCGATGAAAAGAAAAGAATCAAAACTGAAATTTGTAGGTCTTCATGCTCACAGTTGCGCCGGCTCACCCTTTGATGCTTTGGGTTATCCGGGCGAACACATGGATTTTGCTTATGAGAATGGCATGGACGCATTGGCTTTGACTGATCATGGCAACATGAACGGCTTCTCTTGGCAAGTCGAACATGCAAAGAAGATGAAGAAAGAGGGCAAAGACTTCAAGCCAATCTTTGGGTGTGAGGCATATTATGTGCCTTCTATCGACAAGTGGTGGGAGGCTTATGACCACAACAAAAAGGTAAAGAAAGAAGTCTCCAAAGGTGTCGTTATGGAGGACTCAGATCGTAGTCGGGAGATGGTTCCCAACAGTCACTTTATCTTGTTAGTCAAGAATCAAAAAGGCTTGAACAATCTTTTCAAACTTGTGTCAACATCCTTCCAAGACAAGAACTTTTATCGAAAGCCTAGGATAGATCTAGACATGCTTCGAAAGCACAGTGATGGGCTGATCGCCACTACCACTTGCATCTCTGGCCCGTTTGCGAAAGTTGTATGGCAAAATCCCGAACTGAGTCATCATGAGCTTATGCAAATAATGCGACCTATGATCGAAGAGTTCTTGGAGATCTTTGGAGAAGACTATTATTGCGAGCTTCAGTGGAACAACATTCCTGAGCAACACAAGCTCAATCAATGTATCATTGAGTTGGCAAAAGAGTATGACGTCAAGCTTATCTCTACTGTTGACAGTCACTATGCTAGACCAGAGCTTTGGCGTGATCGTGAGCTATACAAGCGCCTAGGTTGGCTCGGTGCTAGCAAGAAGCCTGAATGGTTGTCAGACAACATTCCTGACAACGTTGATGAGATTGGGTATGAGCTGTATCCAAAAAATGGTGATCAAGTGTATGAATCTTATTTGAAATATTCAAAAGAGTGTGGGTATGAATACGATTCACAGTTGGTGATAGAGAGCATTGAAAACACTTATCACCTAGCTCACAATGCAATTGAATCTTTTATGCCTGACTGCACAGTTCGCTTGCCTAATTTTGTTGTTCCCGAGAACACCACAGCTGACGATGAGCTTGTTCGTTTGTGTACCGCTGGGTTGCTTGAAAAAACCTCGGCTTCTCTGCGTGAGGAGCATGACTATGCCAAACGCTTGGAAACAGAGCTAGAGGTTATCAAGAGTCGCGGTTTCTCTAAGTACTTTTTGACTATGAAGGCTATTTCTGACAAAGCTCTTCAGACTCAACTGGTTGGTCCGGGCAGGGGCTCTGCGGCTGGTTCTCTGGTGGCATATGTTCTTGGCATTACACAGGTTGATCCGATCAAGTATGGCCTTCTCTTTTCTAGGTTCTTGCGCCAAGACGCCAGTGATTATCCTGACATTGATTACGACATTGGCGAACCCATGCTCTTGAAAGAGCAGTTGATTGAAGAGTGGGGTGACAACATGGTTGTGCCAATCAGCAACTGGAACACGCTTCAGTTACGTTCTTTGATCAAAGACATTTCTAAGTTCTATGACATTCCTTTTGGCGAAGTGAACGCAGTCACCAGCGTTATGATCCGTGAAGCCACACCTCTTGCCAAGAAGAAGCATGGCATTCGAGCCGGTGTATATACGCCAACCTTTGAGGAAGTAATGGAGTTCAGCGAGTCTTTGTCTAAGTTCATGCAGAAATACCCTCAAGTCAAAGTGCATGTAGAAAAGCTTCATGGAGAAGTTCGTTCATGCTCTAGGCATGCTGGTGGTGTTGTCATTGGTGAGGATTTGGACAAGCACATGCCATTGATAAACAGTGGCGGTGTTCGACAGGCTCCATGGTCTGAGGGTCAAAACGTTCGCCACTTGGAGCCTTTGGGTTTTATCAAGTTTGACGTGCTCGGCTTAGCTTCTCTTCGCATGATGACGAATGCAATTCGAAACATTCTTGTTCGTCAAGGTGTAGAGAAACCTTCGTTTACCATGATCAAAGAATACTACGATACCAAGCTACACCCAGATGTCTTGGATCTGAACGATCAGGCTGTATACAAAAACATCTTCTGTGACGGTAGATGGCCGGGCATCTTTCAGTTTACAGAGAAAGGTGCGCAGAACTTTTGCAAGCGTGTAATGCCACGCAACATCATTGATCTTTCTGCGATTACTAGTATCTATCGTCCCGGCCCTTTGAGTGCTGGGGTTGATCATCAATACTCTGATGCGAAGAATGGCTCTTTACATGTTGAGTATATTCACCCAATTGTGAAAGAGATTACAAAAGAGACACATGGCTTCCTCATCTTCCAAGAGCAAATTGCTCTTTTGGCTCACAGACTTGGCAAAGGCATCTCTCTGGATGAAGGTAACAAGCTTCGCAAGCTTCTGACAAAGAAGGGTACTGGCAAGGGTCATGAAGAGAAGCAAAAGATCTACGACAAGTTTATTCGTGGTTGCGCTGAGAAGAAGATTCCAAACGGAGAAGCAGAGAAGCTTTGGGCTAAGTTTGAGTTTTTCTCTGGTTATGGCTTCAACAAGTCGCACGCTGTTTCATATTCTATTCTTTCTTACCAGTGTGCTTATCTGTACAACTACCACCCGGTTGAGTGGATGGCCGCGTTCCTTGACAAAGAACCAGAGGCTCGAAAAGAGAAGGCTGTCAGTATTGCCAAGGGTGAAGGTTTCAAGATCAAGCCTGTCGACATCAACTCCTCAGAGAGAGACTGGGCGATCCTTGATGATCGCACACTGGCTCAACCTCTGTCTTGTATCAAAGGACTTGGCGAGAAAGCTATTGATCAGATCATGGAGCACCGACCCTTTACCAGTGCTGAGGACTTGTTGTTTCGTGAGGGCATTGCTCATGGCAAACTCAACAAGAAAGCACTTGATGTTCTTGTTAGGGCACAGGCTGTCAACTGTTTGATGGATGACAGGTTTACCGGACTGAAACACTTCTGGTCTGCTGTCGCTGTTGATCGGCCAAAGAGAATCAAGAACTTCTTTGAGAATGTTGAGAAATATGCAGAAGAAGGTGACTTCTCAACAGTTGAGAAGATTGAGTATCTTACAGGTCTCACAGGCATGTACCCTTTTGGATTGGTGGTGAAAGACAATGTTGAGAAACAGTTGAGAGATTACTGTGTGCCGGCTCTATCAGAGTTTGACAAGGAGCTGGGTGTAGCTTGGCTGGTTCCTAGGAACATAATCCCTAAGAAAACCAAGACAGGGAAAGTCTATTGGATTTTGGAGTGTGTTGATCCGGGTGGCGTCAACTCTATCAAATGCTGGGGCATCAACCCTAGGAAAGACAAGTTATCAATCAACGAAGTCTACATGGCAAAACTGGAACACAGTGACCAGTGGGGATTCAGCACACGTGCTTTAGGTAAGAATTTTGTAAAAATCTCTTGACATACTTAACACAACATGGTATAATGATAGACAAAACATAGGAGAGAAACATGTCTTCTTTTACACAATTTACTATTTGCCTTCTATTATCTATCTTTGGATTGCTAGCGACTGTACAAGTTGTAGCTGACAAGACAGACGAAGGAGCAAAACCTTTGACTGCGTTGCAGATCATAGTTTACATTGGGTGGTTCACAGCGCTGAGCGCATCCATTCTAGGAATTTTATTGACACACTGAACAAGGAGAATGAAATGTCATTGAAGTTACAAGCCTTAGTTGCAAATTATGAAGCAGAGATACTCTCTGCAAAAGCAGAGCTTGAGGTGTTTTTCAACGCTAGTGTAGGTGTTGGAGAGCACTCTTGCCTTTTGAAAGAAATGGATAAGTTAGTTGACAAGATCGCCACAGCGCAGGGCAAGCTGGATGCCTTGACTACACTGGTGGAAGTTGAAGTAGAGGAGGAGTCATCATGAACTGTTTAGTAAAAAAGCTTAGACCAGATGCTAAGATACCTGAAAAAGCTCACATCTCGGATACAGGATACGATCTTTGGATTTTGGATGAGCACAAGAAACTGGACAACGGTGTTGTCATGTACAGTACAGGAATCTCGCTTCAGCCGGCTTATGGTACATATTTTGAGATAGTGCCTAGGTCTAGCATAATCAAAACAGGTTATATACAAGCCAATGGAATTGGAGTTATTGATCAAAGTTATCGGGGAGAGTTGTTTGTACCCTTGGTGAAGATAGATGAAGACGCTCCAGACTTGGAACTTCCCAAGAAGATTGCACAGTTGGTGGTGAGAAAGGTGAATACTTGCGACTTCGTAGAAGTAGAGGAGTTGACAGACACAATAAGAGGTGCAGGAGGTTTTGGGAGTACTGATAGGGTTGGCTTCAAACCAGAAGCTTTTCACGTCACTTCGTCATCATCTGAGGGTAGTGATGAATAAGCAAACGCAAAAAGTAGTTTTTAGTAGTAAGTCAGCTGAGTGGGAGACCCCACAAGACTTTTTTGATAGGTTAGATGATACTTGGAACTTTACTTTAGACCCTTGCTGCACCAAGGTCACGGCAAAGTGCAAGACTTTCTATACAGCTAGTGATGATGGGTTATCAAAAGATTGGGGAGGGCATACAGTATTCATGAACCCTCCTTACGGTAGAACCATCGGTCAATGGGTAAAAAAAGCCTATGAAGAAGGAAAGAAGAAGAATACCTGTGTGGTTTGTCTCTTGCCAGCTAGGACTTGTACTAAATGGTTTCACAACTATTGTATGAAGGCAGACCAGTTACATTTTGTAAAAGGGCGTTTAAAGTTCAGAAACCGGACAGGTTCACTTACGTCTGGGAAGTCTAGTGTTTTTCCTGCTCCTTTTCCGTCGGTGGTTGTTATCTTTGGTTGCATGGCATCCCTTAACGCAACCAACGTTACGGCACATACAATGGAGAGGTAAGATGCCTAGGGTAGAAATAGATGGTAGTTACAAAAAGGTCGTGTTTTATCTAGAGACAGATAGGCACGCCCAGCTTCTTCTTCATTTAAAATACTTTGACTTCAAGAACCAAGGTTCTTTTTTTCGAGGGATTGTTGATCTCTTTTTGCAGGATGACGAGGCGATGTTTGAAGTTGTGCAAAGGCTCCCTAGAGCTATTGATGCACGCAACAGAAAACAAAAGAGGAGAAAAGAATATGAACTGCTGAAGCAAAACATCGAAGAGTATAACTTTTCAAAAGAAGAGGTGGAAGACTTGTTTTCCCTCATAGCTGAAGAGGAAAGGGGAGACTTGTGCGAAGGTGTATGAAAGAATGCGTAGTGCAGAATAAAATATGTGAGGTAAAAAAATGTAAATTTTGGATTGATTATGAGAAAGAACGTAATTGCTCTCTAATTAGTATAGAGGTAAATGGAGAAATGACGCTACAACAGGTCGGCGAAA